ATCATAGGCTGTCTTGTAATAGTCAATGCCCATGCTAGCAAAATCCATAAACTTAGGATATTGCAGCTCTGGTAATCCGATTAAGCCAGGTGCTTTTAGTAAAGTGCTATACAGGCGATCAGTATGATTACTGCGGATAACAGAAGCTTGTTTACTGTACTCGGTAAGAGACCAAAGAATATCTTGGCAAGCTGCCCTGTCCTCATTAAGAGTCTGACTATAAGCCAAAGGTGTGCCATCGGCCCACTTGCTAATCGTCTGGAAGTCAATCTCATCCCCAACACATAAAACCTCATCAAATTTTTCACGTCTTGCCAGCTTGATGACGTTCTTAACTGCCTGCTCATGATGGTATGGGATTTGTAAATCTGATATTACTAACCACCGCTTAATCGTCATCCTCATCGTCATAAGGATCAATTACAGGGATGATGCCATCTTTACCAGTGATCCAGTCCGGTAGTGTGCGTTGATCTGTGAGTAACCAGAATGCACGTTCAGCTGTAAAACCTGCAGCAATAGCAGCCTTGTAGCATGAATGCAGTGCAATATAATGCTGATCTAATTTACTTAACGGCTCAGCCATCTTACGTATTCTACGTCTGACAGGTTTCTTACGTTTGCGTGTGTTAGCCATAATTAAATCATCCCTTACCTATTGCAATAAACAGATCATCAACACGCTTTTCTAATCTTGTTAACTGATCTTTCATGCTAAGTCCACCATTGGGCCGTAGCTCGTTGAGCCAGCCTTTAACTATAAAACGTAATCCGATGAGACCGCCTGATAGCACAGCGATAATGCCAGCGCCAAAGCCAGCCCATTCTTGAGGTGTCATGCTTCATCTGCACCGATGCCATAAGCACTGTCGGATTTGTCTAAAGCCCTAGCTGCTGGACCTGCGAGTGCTGAGATAACTACAGCTAGTACAGGATCTAAACCTAATTCATTACTGGCTAAGAATGCTAAGAAAGATACTAATACGCCACGTGCGTAGGATTTTAGTACAGCCTTTTGTTTTTTACTTATCTTCATATCTTGCCTCCTATTAGTGGTATGTTAAACGGTCTGCCGTCTTTATCTCCTGCTTTAGTAAAACTAATGTGTATGTGTTTTGTGTGCGGGTTAATGCCTTTGTATCTGCGCCATTTAAAGTTTAAGAGTTTAGAAGCGATGTGGTGCTGGAAGATGACGTATGATAAACGTTTATCGGTTTTCGCACACTGTTTGATTTGGTCAGCCAGATAAGCTGCGATCCCTTCTGGCTCACCCAAGCGAGAATCAATATCAATGGCTCTGACCCACCCCTGCTCATCTGGATTATGATCTGATTTTTTTCTGGCATGGCGACTATCGCCCAACCATCCTTCACTGGCAAGACCCCTAGACGGAAACCACGTATCAATTTGATCTCTTAATTGCACACCAGCTGCACATAATTTAGGCTTCAATTTCAGGCACTATCCACTGACAAGTTTCTTCATTAAATCCTGTTGCATTGTCAGGCTTAGGTGCTATAAACGCATCTCTAATTGCATCATAGGTATAACCAATGCCAGCATAGTTATATCTAATGCGATTGTTGTATGACGTGCGCTTACAGGTTTGGCTTCTTAAATTACCATACCAAGTTTCCGTATCTAATCCTTCTATGGTTTTTGTTTCGTCAATACCGGTAATGACCTCGGTGACTATTCCATCTGTAATAAATGCGTAATGTGCCATTATGCCCAACTCACATTTCCTGTACCGGCAGTTATTGTGGTTACTTTGTGTGATCCATCTGTTGCAGTAGATCCTGTTAATCCAGCACCAATAGTTATAGTTCCTGCAGAAGTTAAATATCTTAAAATCACAATGCCTGAACCACCTGCATTTGTGCCACCAGCTCCGCCGCCACCGCCACCACCGCCACCTGTATTTACATCACCAGAACTATTTGGATTAACATCTGAACCACCACGCCCACCGCCACCTAAACCACCTACACCACCAAAACCTGTACCTTGACCATTACCTTGGCCGCCACCGCCAGCGTAATATGTTGAAGTACCAGTAATTGAGTTAGCAATTCCAATTCCACCTGGAGTTCTATTACTTGGAGCATCACCTGTACCACCTGCAGCACCAGCACCGCCACCTGAGCCACCACCTAAACCAAGTGAACCACCACCCGAACCGCCTGCGTTTCCTTGTCCTGCAGGTGAAGCTGTACCGCCTGACCCAGCATAAGAACCACCACCACCCGAACCGCCAGAACCACCGGCTGTACTGCTACCGCCACCGCCACCAAAACCGCCACCGCTTGAAGTAATGGTTGAAAAAACTGAATTGTTGCCTGTGCCGCCACTTGTAGTAGCTCCCCCTGTACCACCAGCTCCAATTGTAACTGTGATATTTGTTGATAGATCCGCTGTAAAATTCGCTGCAGTTTTGTATCCACCAGCACCACCACCACCGCCAAAAGAACCGCCACCACCACCACCGCCTGCAACCACTAAGTATTCAACAGTTAATGTTGTAATTACTAATGATGGTACGCCAATTTGTGCTGCGATTATATTTAACATTTACGCAATAGCCCCAACAATATACCAAGCATTAGCAGCGGTCTTAATGCAAGCTGCAGATTTGTATTGTGCAAGGGTTGGAGATGCTGCAACTGTGCCAGCACTTAATACTGTTGTAGTGCCAGGAGTTACTGCGCTTATTGTTACTGCGCCAACGCCAATACTTAATACTGTAATAACTGTGCCAACTGGAAAATTATATGTAGCATCTACTGGTATCTTAAATGCTATTGCTGTTGCTTTATTCATTTGTACAAGCTGTTGATACTCATCACCACTTGATGCTGTGTAATCTGCTGTCTTAGCAACTTGTACTGCAAAGGCTGGTAAGCCGTTAAAGATTGTACTGGTAAGAACATCACCAGTAACTACTGGAAAAGTTGGCATTTATATCTCCTTAATAAGATAATACGCTTTCGTCAATGACACCGTAATCTACGTTGCCTATTATAAACCCATCTATGACAGGTTCTAGCGTACCTAGCACGACACGAAAACTGTTTGGCGTGATTGTGTTAGATACACTAAATACCTGCAGGGTATCTTCTAATAATGACCCCCCTGGCTGAGTCGTAGATACTGTAATTGGGTCGAAAAACTCTAGGCTCAAAGCGGCTACTATGCCTGTATCGTAGTTAGGGGTGTATAGGTCAAGTTCTATTGCATCGCATCGGATACTAGTTTCTTGACGTGAACTGACATAAGCCCTGGCATAGTCAAGTGCTACGGCATCGGTCTCCATAAGTAGATCCTGCAGGTTATAGCTGTGTATAAAATACTTAGCAATACTGGCTGCGTTAGTAGCTGTCTGCGGTGTGCCGCCTGTCCTACTCACTGTCGCTGAGTTAAATATCAGATCATCGTTTAATAGCCATGTGGCATTGGCATACCTAATGCCTGCACCTGCATCTTGAAATACTGTAGGCGTGTCACCTATTGAGGATACGGCTGTAGCACGATCCTTAAATACAAAGTCTCCATTAAAATCTGCATAAAATGCACCATACTCTGAGTCAGCTACGGTTTGCATAGCATTCAAAGATGTACGTGCTGTGCCAGGATCAGCTTGTAATGTCGTCTGTCCTGCATCTATAACACGAGCAGTTGCTGGCCACGAAATTTGGTCGAGAATTTCGTTGATACGTGTGCCAGATAAATCGCCAGGGCTAGATCCTGCCACTGTACTTATCTGTGCATTTTGCGCTAGGCGCATGGCATCTACAGCTGAGATAGTTGTATAGGCGACTTCTGTGGCATCTTTAGGTTGCTGATTTACATACGACGTGATAAAGCCTGAAAATATAGGGTAAGTGACGTTGAGATGCGTAGCGGTTATCTGCACTTTTTTCATCGGTGTAAGCAATTCATAATACGGGCCAGTAACATTAGTAGGATTAAAGTCGCCGTTTTGATCTACTATGCGTAAGGTAAGTGTGCCTGTCTGGAATTGATCTGCTAAAGCACTACGCCCTGATTGAGTCTGTATGTAATTTACTTGGTCAGACACATCAACAATTACAGCTGTAGCGTCTGCAAATACGTTAGTACCTATAATTGCAGAATCAATTATAATAGCTTGTGCAAAGGCTGGCCCAGTGCTTAGGTTTAAGATTACGTTTACTGTAGGTACTGGCATTATTGTATTAAGAATCCACCAGGTACGAGCTTGTTGCCGTACTTTAGGTTTACTCTAACTATTTCGCCTACAGCCTGTACTA